AATCAAATGCTTGAGGGTGGTGGTATGGAATATGTAAATCTGAAATACAAAGAATTGATTTATAACTCATACAAGTATGTGTTGTATATTATTTAGATAAAAAGTAAAGCACCTGTGCTAAAAATATAACAGCTACTGCACCAATGCCATATATGATCTTATCACTTAGGCTATCAAACTTATTATCTAACTTTTGATCTATCTTCTCTATGTCCTCGTGCATGTGAGCAAGATGATTATTTTTAATTGTTGAAATATCTTTTTTTAATCCTGTAACATGACCATACAACGATACGATATGTTCGCCAGTTGTTTTAGGTCTTTTACTCATTAGCTTTGAACAACTTTCTCTAGGATTAATTGAAACCCAGCAGAAATAGAAGTGGTAGCATCTGCTTTGGCTCTTATTTCTAAATCTGATTTTTCTGATAAAATTTCTGGTACTAAATAGTCTTTTCTAAATGGTGTTCCAAATGAAGTAATTAATGATTTAGTTTGAAAAGTATTTCCATTTAAAGGTCTTTGCATAAATTTAGCCTCAACTTCTTTTTGCTTACTTGTTCCAACATCAATAGACATTAAAAAGCCACGATAGTTTCTAGGAATTGAATATACTGCTTGAAGTGATTGACCATAACCAACATCAACTATTGAAACAGGAAGTGAATTAACTGTTGTTGTAATCTTACCAACATTATCAACTCCTGTATTAGCATTTTCTAATACTGATCTAAATACCCTAATAAAAGATGTAGTAGAAGCTGAACCCCCTACTGTAATAACCTCATCAGCTAAATCCCAATTTGAATCTAAGCCATAAATATGAAGTAAGCTATCATTGTCATCTGTTGAAGTAGATGTTGCAACTGCTGTAGTTGGAGTTGTAGGGTAAGCATATAAACTTCCATTTTCCCATATTGTTTCGAATACTGTTCCTACTGCTGTGTTGTATCCAAATTTTTGAACTCCTGAAAAATTAGGAATGTTGCCTCTTTGAATAGCAAGTCCTAATGGCATTGGTGTTAGATGGTTTATACTCATTTTTTCTTTCTTGGTTTATATTTTTTAATAGCTTGTGAGATGAAGATGTTTTTATATAAAGAAACCTTTTTGCCAAACTTCTTATCAGCTTTTCTTTTAGCTGATTTATATGCTTTAGACTTCTTATTAAAAGATTTAGGTTTCCCTAATCCTTTAGGTCTTGGTTTGGCATATATAGGTTTCTTCTTCATTACTTCTTCTTTTTCTTTTTGTATGCTTTAGCTTTTTTCTTTCCAGCTTTTGTGTATGGAAATTTTTTACCTCTTACATATGGCATAATAAACTCCTATTTGTTTGCGTTTCTCATTATACTAGCCAAACTCTCACATCTTTTTGTGGTTTGTTTGTGCCAATTACTGTCTATCATTTCTTCACTAGCTTTTAAATAGTTTTTTTGTTTTATAGCTTCCCACATCTTCTTAAATTTCATAACTCGTGGTTTGCCTAATTGAAAACACATTTCAACAATTACACCAAAAACTATATGATTGTGTTCTATATCTCTTAATAATTCTCTAGCTGAATCTAATGCTATTTTAAAATCATTATCAAAAACTTCTTCAAGAACCTCTTTAGGATAAGTAACACCCTCAACAAAGTTATCAGAGGATAATACCAAGTGGCCAAAACCAATAGTAGCAAAGCCCAAGCTATCGGAATACACAGTATCCCTAAACCCCTCGTGTTCTTTAATTCGCTGTTTAATTTCTTCCATATATTATTTTTCCAATGTTTTAATATATTGATGAATTTTATCATAATAAAGCAAGTGAGTATGTGGTGTGGAGGTAATACCCACTTGCAAGAGTTTTATATCATTTTTTGGGGTAATATTAAATGATTTATTCTACTAAATCCCAAGTCTGATTTGTTTCATTCCATTTATAATTTTGACCATCTGTAGGATAAGCAACTGGTGCTTCCCATTGACAAGTAGTTTGATCTAATATCCAACTATCAAAAGGTTTTGGTGGAATAAAAGCATCTTTAGATTGATCATATCTAAAACCAACACCAGCAAAGTTTTTTCTAAATGGTGTACCACCTAATTTATGTTCTCCAGCATAAGTGTTAAAAGAAGTTTGTTTCCAAATATCTTTTGTTCCATAAAGATTATTTATAAAATCTACACCAGCTTGTTCATTAGGTGCATCATTATCTGATATAACAATAACCTTTTCTACTATGTTTCCTTTACCTAATTTTGAAAAATGTGCCATTATGCTGTGTAACTCCCTGATGAATTATATATTAAAATTGTATCTGAACCAGATGTTGTAACTGTTGGAGAACCTGTTGTTGTACCAGAATAATCAGCAGTTGGTAATCTTAAAATTACTACACCAGAACCTCCTGAAGCTGGAGAACCAGCACCAGATTGATTTCCACCTCCACCTCCACCACCTGTGTTTGCAGTTCCAGCAGTTGCATTTGTGGCAGAATCAGCTTTAGCACCATTTCCTCCACCACCTGTTCCTCCTGATTTAACAGTTTGATCAAATTGTCCTGCACCACCGCCACCTCTTGTAACGGCTGAACCAGTAATTGAAGATGATAAACCATCTCCTCCAGTAGAATCTCCATTTGTATCTCCAACTTCTCCAGCACCACCTCCGCCACCTCCAGCTGAAGCACCAAGTGTTCTATTTCCATCTGCACCATTATAACCTTGATTAGCAGTAGCAAAACCTCCTGTGAAATCGTTATTATTATAAATTACAGCACCACCTCCACCAGAACCTCCATCTTGACCAACACTTCCACCACCAGCACCTCCACCTATTGAAATTACTGAAACATCTTTTCCTATAATTGAACTATCTTCTCCATTTACTCCAGTAGAACCACCAGCACCAACAGTAATTGTATATGTTTCTCCTTGAATTAACTCAGCTGGAGTTTCTGTACTTGCACCTCCACCAGAAGTTTCTGATGCGTAAGAGTTTCTGTAACCACCAGCTCCTCCACCGCCTCCACCTTTACTTTGTATTTTTCCACCACCACCTCCACCAGCAATTACTAAGTATTCTGTAGTAATGAATTGTGGAGTTTCTATAGATACATTATCATCAGAAGTTGGAATCCAACCTTGTGTTGCACCAGAATAAACTATTGTTACTGATTGATTATTTGTATTATAAATTGGATAAGCTGAATTACTATCAGTTGTATTTCCTTGAAAGTTTAAACTATTTGTATTTAAAGTAACTGCATTAGTTCCCCAAGTTCCAGCATAATCTGAAAATTCTATTGTATCTCCAACACTTGCTGAAGCTGGAAGTGTAACTGTTACTGCACTACTTGTTGTATTAATCCAATATCCCTCTCCAGCTACTGCTGTAAATGCAGAAGTTTTAATTGAAGATTGCCATTGAGTACCACCTCCTCCAGCATCTCCAAAAGATAAATTTCCAGCACCATCAGTTTTTAAAACTTGATCTGCTGTTCCATCTGATGTTGGATAAGATAAACCATCTATAATAACTTTACCTGTTCCATCAGGTGTGAATGTAATATTTCCATTTGAAACTGAAACTATTGAATTTCCATTAACATCTAAATTACCACCTAATTGTGGTGTTGTATCATCTACTAAATTAAAATCTGCAACTACTGTACTATCTAACCAGTTCACAGTATTAGCTGAATAATCAAATTGTGCTAAAGATATATCATCTGTCCCGTCAAAAAATTTTAAAGTTGGATTTGTTGCGTTGGTTACATCAAGCCAAACAGTACCAGCAACTGCTGAAGTTGGTCTTGATGTTCCTGAGTTAGATGTATTGATAGCTTCTAATACAGAGTTTAAATCTGATCTGAAACTTGGAAATGATTGGTTAGCTATATCGTAATCGTGTTGTGCCATGTTGTTCTTATACTCCTTTTAAAAGCCTTTTGCAATATAATCAAATGTACGACTTATTGCTGTACCACCTGAATTTTTGAATGTTAGGTCAAAGCCATTTATTGTTTTATTTTCTACTACAAAGAAATCTCCAGTAGCAAGGTCTTCGCCTGTAATTCCAACAGCATAATTAACAGATTTGAATGGATTTGTAAATGTTACAGTATATGTTCCAGCACCAGAAGTTATATCATTTCCACTAAATATTCTATCAGGCATATCTACTGTTACTGTTACTTGTTGAACTACAGGTGTTGAAGCACCATCTCTTGAAATTAAAACAACTCTGAATTTAAGGTATCTTGCAGTATAGTTTCCTATAACGAAGTTTTGAAAAGCAGTATAAGTAATATCGTCATCTGATGTTGCTATTTCTAAATGTGCTTCAGAGTTAGCTGGTGCATCTCCATCAAAGTTTGAGGATTGGCTATCAAATAACCCTGTTCTACTATCAAATAAATCATCTGGGTTTGAAGCAGTTTGTTCTAAATTTGCAGTAACTCTAACTGTATGTTTAGCACCTATATCAACAGTATTTGCAAAAATATAATTACCACTTGAAACAAAGTCAGCATTGGTTGCACCTGAATCAAAAAATCTATCTGTATCATCATCAAATAATCCACTAGCTGAATCAAATAATTCTGATGAATCTAATTGAATTGAATCATCTACAATAACTGTATTATTAGTTGTTCCAGTAAAATCAGGGTGTTCACTAATTGTTGTAATAGCATTATGATTAACTGTTTCAGTTACATTTGAAATAATTGCAGTTGCGTTTGAACTAAAGTTTCCTAATTTATCGACAGCTTTTATGAGGTAAGTTCCAGCCCTAGCGGGTACGGAAATACTTGTGGCTGGTCGAGATACTTTAGAAACTAAATTAACTGAGTTTTGCCAATCAGCAGTTCCATTTGTAGATGTTGAATATCTTAATTGATAGTAAGCTAAATCTAAATCAGGTATTTGATTCCAACTTAGATGTGCTTCTTGTCCAACAATGTTACATGAAAAATCTTCTACATCACTTGGTGGTGCAATAGCACCTACTATTGTTCTTTGTGCTGTTACATAAGTTGATGAAACTTGGAGAGTATTGACGGCTTTAACTCTTACATCATAAGTATCTTGGTCAATTACATTTAAAACTCTATGCTTTAATCCACTACCTTGTGCGTAAATAATATAATCTGAATCTGTACTTTTTTTGTATTCAACTTGGTAATAATCAACAAAGCTATCAGTAGATGCACCAATAGTTATATTTAATGCAACAATAACTGTACCATCATTATATTCAATTAATTCATCATCTAAAGTAACACTTGCTGGTGGCTGAACAGTAAATGGATTAGGAAGTGTTGTAGTTGGAATTGTAGTTGCTTGTGTTTTAGTTGCCCAAGTATAATGACTATCTTGATGTTCAACTAAACTTAATCCAACAGTATAATCATTGTTAAAAGTAATTCCTAAAACTCTAAATGGTTTAGCAGAAAAACCTAATGATGAATGTGTAATATTAACTATATCTCCAATATTTAATTCATAACCTTTAAAAGCTACATTTAAAGATAATCCTAAAGCCTCTCTTGATCTTCTTAAAATAACTTCTGCCATTTCTTCAGCTTGATATTGACTTGTGATTGTTGGAAATTGAAATCTTCCCTCTAATAAAAAACCACCATCAGCAGTTTTCATTGTTGCGTGTTGATCTGCACTAGGCAAACCAGAATCATCTATTGGTGGAAACTGAACTTCATCAACTTGATAGTTTCTATCAGGATTTATAAACGAACAAATAACTCTATTATATCTTTCATTCTTTTGTGGAATTGCCAAAGTATAACCACCTATAATATCATCTTCAGTTAATGATACTGTTGCTGTTCCTGTTGTTTCAATAATTAAACTGTACTTACCTTGTGAGAATGGAATATAACCTCTACAGCCTTTAATCATTTCTCTTAAATTATCTATAATAGTTCTTGATGTATCTACTGCTGTATTACAATCAAATATATTAATATTACTTCCACCTGAATATGGCTCTACTTGGGTTTCACAAACTTGTGAAGCATCATAAAAACTTTGTAAATCTATTTCAGAAGTTGATAAACCTTTTCCATATCGTGTATCTGTTAAATAATCTAAAATGCACCA